CTGTTGCTATTGAATTAAAACAACAAGAACTTTTAATTGAAAGAGTTTTATTAAATGATGTAATGAGTAAATTAAGTTTTGAAACAGGCAAAAGTTCTGAAGCTATGAAAAGATGGGGAACTAAACTTATTAGAGGTAATAAAGGTGGTTTTGTTAAAGCTCCTAAATATGGTGAATATGCTATTGTAAATGAAACGTCTGGATTAGAAACAAGAACATTAAAATCTGGTGATAAAGATTATAAACTTAAAACTGGAGAAGTTGCTGTACAAAACCCAGTTAAGCTTAAGCCTGCTAGTAAACATGATATAATAGATGGAGTTTCTTGGTTCTACACATTAGGCGGACAAACAAATACAATTAAAGAAATTGACTTACCATTAGCTCAAAGACTATTTAGAAGTACACACAAAAAAATTAATGAAGCATTAAGTGAAATTATTTCATCTAAAAAAGTTAGAGATTGGACAGACTATCAAGAAAAAGTAGATGCTGCTGTAGATGACGCTTTAGTTGAATTTTTACTGCCAGTTATAGAAAGAGGAGAAACAGTAACTGATTTAACAGAAACTTCATTAGGTAATATACCTGTAACAGAACAAAATTATCCTATAGACTTTTTAGCTGGATTAATGTTATCAAGACCAAAAGCTAATCCTAATGAGTTTTATATGCTGCCTAAGTCTCAAAGTTTAGTACCTGCAGTTAATAAACCTAATCAGTATGTTATCAAAGCAGCTTTTAGGGCTATGGAAAAATACAACTTACATCCAGACTTACCTGATTATGTGTCTGAAATAGCAAGAACACATGCAGCATTTTATGATGCACTTGTTGGTGGTAGAGGGTTTTATGAAGCATTATCAAATTTAGAAGCTAGCACTTTTGAAGGAGCTTTGCTTAAAAAAACATTAGATAATGCACTACATTCTCCTTATGTATCTAGCAAAGAGTTTAAAACTTTAAGTAAAGAGTTAGATTTAATGCCTCCAGTAGAATCACAATTTGGAGAATACTTTAGACAAATTTTACAAGATGGAGCTATTGTAGACCCTTATACAGCTATGAAAATAAAAAGAAATATTGTAAATGACCCTAATTTAGGTATGGAAGCTTATAAAAATATATTTGTTAAGGCTAGAGGTCAAGTACTTTTTGATGGAGTTAGTTCTAAAGTTTTTGGCTTAAATGAAGGTACAGGAATAAAAATATCAGATATTGTATCAGATGTTAGACAAAGAAGATCAGAGCAGTTAATAGGTAAGAAAAAATACAAAAATGAAGATAGTGTAATTGATTTTGTAGAAAGTGTTGTAAGTAGAGATAATGAAGCTCAAACACAAAAAGAACTTAAGGAGAATTGTGATTAATGGGTTGTAGAACTGAAACTAAATTAAAAAAAGCTGCTAGAAATGCTGCAGATACTTGGAAAAATGATCCTAGTATTAGAAAATATAATTTACATACAGACGATAAAGCGTTTAAAAGATTAGCAGAAACAGTAATAGATAAACCTTATTTAGCGGGAGCAGGACATACTGTAGAAGATTATAATCAAATAAATTTAGCTGCTAAAAAATTTGGTAAAGACTTAAGAAATTCTGGGACTTTAACATGGCCAGTAATAAAGCATTTATATGTAGGTAAAGTTAGTGCTCAAAAAAATCCTATAACAGCAAAATTTTACGAAACTATAAGAACTGCTGATGAATTTAGAGCAAAACAAACACAAAAAATGAATCAAAATTATAATAATATGATTTCTGAATTAAAGTTTGCTTTAATGGAGTTTGATGGTTTTGAAATTAGAGCTGAAAAAATTAGAAGTTCTTCTTACCAAATTTCAGATTTTATGAATCCTAAGAATATATATTATAAAAGAATGGCTAATAAAAATTTTGAAAATTTAACAGAAAAAGAACAGAAATATAAAGAAGCTGTTGTAAACAATCTTTCAACTGAAAAAACTTGGGGTATTTTAGAAAAGTTTTTAGATAACGAAGGTTCTGCTTTTTCTGACTTGTTTTCTACTATAGAAAATGGTAATGTACTTCATTTAAAAAGTAAATATAAAATAATAGACCCCCAAACAAATCAAATGAGAGTTGACCCTTCTAAATTAAGTTATATTAATAGAATAAATAATGCTGCTAATAGTTGGAAAAATATACAAGAATACTCTAAAACACATATAATACAATCTGTAAATAGTTTAGCTGAAACAGTAAATTTAAAGTTTGGAAAAAATAGTAAAGTAACAGAAAAAATAGTAAAAGAATACAAAGGTATAGCTAAGTCATTAAAAGATTTTGATGGGAGTTATGTACCTCATTATGTTCTTGATTTATTATCTCATGTAAATAATGTTGCTGATGATATGAGAGTTTTGTCTGATAAAGGCACACAAAATAAGTTAGACAATGTATTAAACACATATTTTAAAGAAGCTTCACAAATAAATACTAGTTTGTTTGATAGGCTAAAAAAGAGGTCTGGAAAAACATCTATTAGATTTTCAAGAAATCCTTTACAATATGCTGAAAAATATATATCCCACGTTGTAAGATTTAATCATTCTACATTTGTTGATAAAGCTTACACACAAGGATTACAAGATTTAACTAAAGTTATATTTAAAAATCCAGACTCAAAAGAAGCTAATGCTGCTGGAGTTTATAAAGATATATTAAATGATTTTTATAATGTTTCAACACAAAAAAATAGACTTGAATCTTCGCCATTTTTAGGTGGTAATGGTAATTTAGTAAGATTTATGACATCTTTGCAGTTTATAGCAAAATTAGGAATATCTCCTAGAGGTGCTATTAGAAACAAGTCACAAAGATTATTCGATTTTTTTGAATTTGGTGGAAGAATGATAAATGATTCTAGGAGAGCATACGAAGCTGATAAAGTTTTAGAAACAGCTATGAAAAATCAATTAGATGCTCGTGGATTACAATTTGTAGATACTGGTACAGCAACTAGGGGTGCTTTAAATAGCGTAGATCTTATGGCAACTAATGTTGGTGAAATAAATGGCATAGGTCACTTTTCAGATGTAGATATGAGCTGGATGAAGAAAAAAGCTTTAGGGCTAGTTAAAGGTACTTCTGAACTTGCTCAAGCTTCTGCTATATTTACTCAATCTGTAGAAAATTCAAATAGAGCATCTACTTTTAAAATTGCATTTTATAAAAGATATAAACAATTACAACTAACAGACAAATATGCAGGAGGTAAGAATACTG